TGTTCTTAATGGGGTTTCACCGTCTCCTAAAGTAGCAAATCTAATGTTTGTATTTCCTATACCTAATATAGAATTAGGTCCTCCAGAATAAGAATATAAATTTGGATCAAAATTTATTTCAGGGAGTTCTTTTGTATACCAAAAACGTAATAAACGGTTACTAAAACTTGATGAAAGTGCATTTGAAGGACTAGTAAAATTTGCGGTAAACTCTGAGTAATTTAAAGTGTAATTTAATACAGGTGGGGAGGTTCTTCTAAATATGTTATATCCAGATTGGTTTAAAACCAATGATGTAGGTCCGTATTTTTTAATGGACAATAAAGGTATTAGACCTGTTGGGTCTATACCTTGTTTATTTAAATGACCTCCAAAAGCAACAATACCCGCTTCAGCTAAAGTAGATAAAGGAGTATAAATCCCTTCATTTATTGTACCTCCTCCATATGCTGGTCCAGGGATATTGTTGGGGATATTTTTATCAGCTACTTCTGCTTTTACAGCTATTCTAGAGAGTAGATTTTGTTTTAATGTAAATAAAATTCCAAGAGGGCTTTTATAATCAAAGAAAAATTTTGACAAACGAACTACATCTTCAGCAGCATTAAATGGTGCTGAAATGCCCCCACGTAATAAAAAATCATTATTTAAAAGTGGAGTATTAGGTTTATCTATTGGGGTTTTTATATAAGGTTGGTTACTATCCCCTCCACCTGGTCTATCATTACCAAATTTAAGGGATTTTAATAAGGTGTCCCCATCCTGTAATTTAATTAATAACCCCATAAAATTTAGATTTTATCCAGGTAAATTATCTAAATACTGTGGAGGTGTTACACCATTTAAATCTAATAAAGATGGAGTTGGATATCCTGGTAAGTTTGGATTACCATTAATTGAATATTCATAATGTAGGGTAGATTGAGCTGTGTCCAAGTTTGTTACTGGGGGTGTAGTTCCATCAAATTGGCTCAAGTTTGAACCTTCTGTAGTTAATTTAGTTAAAAGTCCCATGGTTAATTATTTTATTATAAATATTATTGAACTCGAATTGTTGAAACAAATGTGTTTTGTTTTTGGAGTCTAAGTTGTTCTTCTCTTTGATCATTTCCTCGTTTCATTTCTGCTATTAATAAAGCATTTGAATCTGGGGATGGTGAAGCAGGTGCAGTTGAGTTTGAAACTGTAATTGGTCCTTTTGTTCCTGGAGAAATATTGCTAGTAGGGCCTGATATCATATCATTAGCTTTTTCTGGGCTCTGATCAAATAAATTTGTTCCTGCTATTACTGTATCTTTATTATTTAATTGGATTGCTCCTTCTGGTCCAAATAAAGTACGGGATCCATATCCACTTCCACCTGTTCCTGGGGACATAATGTCATTTCCTTTTTTGGCTTTGGATTGTCCTTGGGAGAGCATACTCATTAATCCTACAACAGATGCTATAGCTAAAGGAATACCTATCCCAAATGGAATTTGAGCAAATGTAGTAAATATAGCACCAATAGCTGAGGTTATCGCGGGGAGGGCAATTAGACCAATTGCTCCAGCTAATGCTATTGCTAAAGGAGATCCTTTTTTAAGCCCATCTATTAATGATGTAACCCACCCTGCTATAGTTTGAAATCCTACAATTAATGGTTGTAAAAGGAAATTAATAGCAGGAAGTACAGTTGAAACTAAATCCATTAAAGGAGAAACAATCGCTAAAACAGGTTCTGCAATTTGAACAAATATTTCCTGTAATTTTTCTACTGATTGATTAAATCTTTCTTGTACTGATTGTTGTTGGTATTGATTAGCTAATTGGTCATTTCCTAAACGTTTCTTAGCTTCTTCTAGTCCAACTTGTTTAACTAGGTTATCAAATTTTTCTTTAGCATCTTTACCTTCAACTCCTGATAGTTTAGCTAATGCTTCTCTATCCATTAAAGATTGGGCAAGTTGATCTTTGGTTAAACCAGCTGCTTTAGCTATTGCCTCTTGTTGAATTGCATTCATTTTAGCAAAATCAGCGGATGAACCTACTTGATTAGCTATTTCTTCTGCTGCACCGGCTATATCATTGTTTAAAGCTAAAGTTCTTGCTTTTTCAAAATTTAAATTTTTACCAGTTAATAATTCAGCACTTAATTCATTTTCAATTGAAGTTTCAAAGTTAAGTAACTGGTCTGCTATTGCGGCTGCTTGTTCAAGGTTTAAACCAACAGCACGTGCTTGAACAGCGGATTTAGCGAGTGCATCTGCACTTCCACCTAATGATAGTTTTAAAGAAGCAGATGCTTTTACAACATCGTTAAGTACTTGTTTTTCGTTGATTACTAAACCTTTACGAGAAGCATATGCTTTAGCTCCCCCTAGTATTTCTTTTGTATTATCCTCTAGTGATTTACCATTAACTAAAGATAATTTGTTTAATTCAGCTAATTGTTCATTTGTATAACCTGCTTGTTCACGTAATTTTGTAAATGTTTTTAAAGTATCTTCACTTGCTATAGCATTTGAACCTAAGGATTGTCCGATAGCCATGTATGATTCTTGTAAACCTCTAGTATTTAAAGCAGCATCACCTGATAGGGCTGCCATATTTCCTAATTCTCTACGAGTAGATAAAGCATCCTCGTAAGTCATATTCATGCTTTTGGCTAGCTCCCCAGCACCTTGATCCGATTTAAATAAGGCATCTACTAAAAGTCCTATAGATGCTTGAATTAAATTAGCTTTAGTAAGCATTGAAGAAAGATTACCTCCAACTTTTTTAGTAAGGGTAGACATAGGATTAAATCCTTTATCTCCAACTCTTTCTGCAACTTGACCTAATTTTTGAGTTTCATCTACTGCATCAGCTATCCCTAATGGGGGTAAACCTATTTTTGATAATGCTTTATCTATCCCCCCTGCTAATGAAGGTAAAATACCTAATTTTTTATTTGTATTTTCTGCTGTTTTTTCTATTTTTTCAAATGCACCTAGTAATTCACTAGCTGCATCTATGTCATTTTGTAGGGCAAGATAATTTGCACTTCCTATGCTATATTGAGATTGGGTGGATTTTAAAATTTGAAGTCTTAGTTTAGCTTCATCTTTTAATTTATCTATTTTCTTTTTATCAAATGAAGCATCTCCTTTTCTTATAGCTAAAAGTTGATCTGCTATACTACTTAATTTTTTAGTTGAATTTACTTGTTTGCGAAGTTCTTCATTTCCTTGTCTAAGTTCACTTACACTAGAGGAAAGTGATTTACTAATATAGTTTAATGAGTCTGATACTGAATCGGCTTCATCTTGGAAGAATTCTAATTGTTGGCGCCATTCATTTAAACTAGCTCCACCTTCTGTAAATGACTTTAAAATTCTATCAATAGAACGTTTACTAACGTCATCTAAAGATTTTTTTAAATCCTCAAGTTGTTTTTTTATTTTTTTTATTTCTTCAGAATCAGCCATCTAAATGTTTAATTATAAATATTTAAAATATAAATTTTACTTATATTTTGCTGGTCTTTTAGATTGTGAAAGATATTCTGGGGCTTTTATTTTACCATCAGCCCCTATTACTGTTTTAGTATTTCCTTTACTTTGATTTTCAACTGAAGATTTTTCATCTTCATAGAATTTTTGGATTTCTATAAAAGTAAATCGTCGAAGCCAGATTGGCATATTGTAAACAGTATGCCAATCATATCCTCCTTTTCCGTGAAAAACTATCTGATGTATTTGTTTAAAAATAGCTGCTCTAGTTTCAGCTACTGTATTAGAGGTCAGGCCAAAAAAAGTTAACCCCAATTGAGATATTGATTCTATTTGAACTCCCGTCGGGAAAAAAAGTTAGATCAACATCGGGTTGAATCTCTTTAATATATTCTCTTAAAGCTCTGGAATCTTGGGCTAAGAGATAATTGTCTACAAATTCTCGAATATCTTTAGTTTCGCTACTTCCCTCCACTGAAGTAATAATATATTTTAAACGAGTTGAAAGTTCTGGGGATGAATCTTTATTTATTTTTTTAAGTCCCTCTAATTCACGATTAATATTTTGTTCATCTTTGTGGGTTAAAAGCTTAAAAGTAACTGTATTTTTTGATTTTGGAAGAGTAAATTTAAACTCATTTACACGATTTTTAAAAAGTTCTTCTTTTAATTTTTTATTTTCAACTTGGGATAAATCAACAGTATGTGATTCACCTAAATATTCAAATGAATATTCTGAACCGTATCCTAAAATACGTGCTGCAATCATAATTGCATTTTTATCTCCTATTAATAATTCATCATAGTTAATAGGGGAAACAATTAATGATTTTAAAAGTTTATCCAATACAGTACCATTTTTAATATATGACTGATTAGTAAGAATATCTTCTTCTTTAGCAGTCATGTATTTCATTTCAATGGTACCTTTTGCTAATTCAGATCCTTCAGGGTAAAGTAAACCTTTTGAGGGTAGTTCAACGGTTTCAGTAGGTAATTTAAACTTTGATTCTTCCATAATTTTTATTTTGTTATAACTTTATTTTGTCTGATATACATATATTAAATAGAAGTAATATTATCAGGGTTTATATTAAATGATATTACTCCTGGTACTTTTCTTATTAATGCTGCAATTTCTTCCATTTTTGAGCGGTCAAACCCACCTTTTGTAATCCAAGGATAACCATCTACTTTAACTGTTAAAATAGATTGAAATTTTTCTGTATTTTGTTGTGAATATTCAATTGGTTCTTTTGATGAAATAACTGAAATTCCTGTAATGGCTCTAATATCTGAGTAAATTTCTTTTTGGGGGCGTTGTTTAATGTTAGAGATTAGCATTCCTACCATTTTGTATTTGTCTTGGTATTCTTCACTTAAAGTTCTTTTAAGTTCTTCTTTTACTAAAGTGCGTAGAGCAGTTAATTTCATATGTTATAAATATTATATTATCTTAAAAGTGTCACATGCCCATGATCTATTCTTTTTTCATCTGTATTTAACATATCAAATTTGACTATCCATGTATAAACTCCTTCTTGGCATTTTTTTCCACCATAAGTTCCATCCCATTTACCTAAAGGATCATTTGATTTCCAAACTATTTCTCCCCATCTGTTTAAAACAAATAGTTCAAAATGATCTGTAGAATATCCACTTGTAAATACTGGTCCCCACAATTGGTTAAATTCGTTTCCATCTGGGGTGAAGCAATTAGGTATCCAATAAATTAAAGGGTCACATTCAATGACTGTTACAGTATATGTTTGAGGTAAACTAGAACAATTATTAGATGTAGCAATTGCTGTTATTTCATATATTCCTGCTTCATCCCACGTTAAAGTAATTTCATTACCGTAGTAATATAATCCATTTACCTCCCATTCTATATTCCCCCCATCAGTTGCTGAGGTAAAATATGAAAATGATTTAAAATCATTACATATCTCTACTGTTTGTTGAGATAAACATAGAAAGGGAAATAATATGAATATTAAATATCTCATTAATTGTGTTGGATTGGAGATAATACTGGAACTGGGTTAATTTGAGCACCTGTGTTTGCTGTAAATGTACATCCACCATTAGTATAAGTGTATGTGATTAAAGAGTTTGTTATTCCTGGGCAGAATTGGTTGCCTGTTACACCTGTACCTGACCAAACCCCTCCTATAGGGGTTGCTGCTAAAGTAATACATGGATCACCAGCACAAAATGGTCCTACTGGGGTAATCACAGGTATAACTTGGTAAATTAATACATTAAGTGTTACTGGGGTTGCAGCACATCCTGCTGCACTTGTATATGATACCGATATAGCATTATTGATTAATCCCGGAGGGCAAGCTGACCAATTAACTTGGATTGAATTGGTTCCTTGTCCTGAAACTAGTGTAGCGCATGGTGGAATTGTCCAAGTATATGTTCCGGTTCCAACAGAAGGTACTTGATAAGTAGACAGAGCTGTTGTTTGATAACAAACTGTATCTGGGTTTAATGTTGTTAATTGTGCTGTTGAAAAAATGGACACTAAAAGAAATAAAAATAAAAGTAAACGTTTCATATATGTTAATTTTTAATTATGAATAATATTCCCTAATACGGGAGGGGTTATATTAATTGTTCCGTTAAATACGGTAAAAGGTGTTACTGCATCGCATGTATTACTGTTATAACTACCCCACAAACCATCTGGTCCTGCTGTTACTTGTAAAAGTAAACTTTGAGGTGTACATACATTTGCTACTGTAAGTGTGACACAAAAAGTCCAAGTACATGAACCTGAATCTCCGAAATCGTTTCCTGGGTTTCCATCAATTGCTAGGTCAAAAAAGTATCCAGGTCCTACTGTTACTATAGGTGTTGTAGTTGATGTAACAGATGTTCTCCATACCCATTGTCCTCCTGTTGCATTCCCCCCGCAATTAGCAGGTGCAGTCTGAGGTGTTACTGAAGTCCATCCTGGTCCTAATGTTAAATCAAATCCTTCAATCCAATTGGTTCCTGCTTGAGAATATCCTACCATCGTATAACACATAGTTACTGTTTGACCAGGTAAATATGTTCCTCCTGTTGGTGGGGGTGTTAAAGTAAATGATTGGGTTCCTGCACATTGGGTATAACCAAAACATGATAAAAAAACAAATAGTATAACATTGATTATTCTCATGTTTATAAATATAATGACAGGAATTTAATACTCCAAAGGAAAGTAAAAAAGCTCCAATAAATTGGAGCTCATATACAATATTTATTAATCTAAGATTAGTAGTTCAAGATACAATAATCTGGTTGAACTGTTATTGTAATATTTACTGCAGTTCCATCATCATCCCAGTTATAATCTCCAAAGTTAACTTCGGTAATCATAGCTCCTTTAATAATCCATTCATTTACAATATCACCTACAGGACCTAAACCATTAAATGTGATATCTTTTTTATAGAAATCAGAGTAACCATCTCTACCTGTTACTGATTCGTGACCTAAACGAACCCATTCCATTACTGTTTGTGAACCTGCTGGGGTAATAGCTTCAAATAGGGTAAATTGAACTGTATTCCAAATAGTTTTTCCTTTTACATAACGTTGTACGTTAATATGGTTAAGGGCAACTGCTGTTTGAGTTAATGAAATAGCTCCCATTCCTTTTACTAGATATGATGGAATACCATCCATATAAAGTATAAAACGGTTTGTTAGTCTAGGTTCAAACGCTGTGAAAAATATTTCGTTCGGATTTAAAATTGCCATTTTCTTTTTATTTTAATTTTGTTTTATTATAAATATTCAATTTTCTATTTTTTTATCCAGGAAATTCAGCTCCAGTTGGTAACAAGATAAAATCTAGAGAAATAAATTCAGCTGTTCTAGTTGGTTGAATATAAATTTGTCCGATTAATTGATTTCGATCAATTACTGCTGGTCCATTATTTGAATCATCCATTACTACTCTAAAAGCATATAAACCTTGTTTTTGTTGAATTGCCTCTAAATATGGAGTTACTCTTGCAATAAATGAATTTCTTGTAGAAATTGTATTTTGTTCAAACACTACTGTATCAGCAATTTGACGGATATAATTCTTTAACTCGATCATTAAACGTCTTACATTTACTCTGTCAAGCGCAGAAGCTGCTTTTTGTAATGTTTTTTGTCCAAATACTACTACACCTTGTTTTGGTAATGTAGCTAATGGGTTAATATTATTAGCGTATAGTGTATCTTTTTGTGCTTGGGATAATTTAATTTCTGTAGCTAATACTGTACTTAAACCACCACGATTAATACCTGCTGGTGCAAACCAAGGGGCAGATACTCTATCATTGAATGCATAAACACCTGGGATAACTGTTGAAGCTGGAGCCCATATTTGTTTTCCTGTTCCTGGATCAGAGATTCGAACCCAAGGCCAATAAGCAGCAGAATATGAATTATCTCTTGATTGGGCTTGGATTACAGCTTGTGAAACTGTGCTTCCATAAGATGCTAAATCAACTACATACATGTTATCTCCTCTTGCAATTGTATTTGCAATAATATTTGTAACTTGAGTTGTATGAGTATCATTTAATAGTCCTGGGGTAAATAAAAGGTTAAATTGATATGCATCAGTATTTGCTAGTAATGCAATCATATTGTTATAATCACTTCCTACTAACCCTTGGGTGTTAGTTGAGATAGTATCATATAAATTAATAGTATTATTTACTGTTCCAGTAGCATCGTAAAATGAACCACCTGCTGAACCACTACCATTTAGTGGGATTGAAGCAGTATATGCACTTATTGCTACACCATTTGCATCAAAATAATTAATTGTAGGTAAATCTACAGATTTAACACGAACATATCTTGAATTATTTGGATAACTTCCTGTAATTTCTATTTGATTATTTAGTGAACTATAGTTAGATGCTTGATCTCCAATTACTCTAGAGATATATCGAGATGAATTTGGATCTAAATTAATATTGTTCCAAGATTCTAGTACTATTTTATTTGATTCAGTGTCATTACCTTGTCTAATCGATAAATTAAATGTACCTGATCCTGTATTTGAATTGGAAATTTCCCAACGAATGTTTGTAACAGATCCTGAAGTTAAGGTACCATTAGTTCCTAATGTATTAGATCCTGAATTATTCATGATAATTCCTTCAGAAAGGGTTTCTAAAGTAAATGAAGCTGAAGTTGCATTTAAATAAGAACCTATAGTAGTACTAACTGCAGGTGTATAAGAACCTGAAGCTACTCTAGCTACTATTAATGAAGTTCCTCCATAGTTAAAATAATTATAAGCTGCAATTGATGTTAGATAGGAATAAGATTGCCCACCACTTATAAAAGTATCCCCAAAAATGTTTTGAAAATCAGAATATGATGTAACTAATGTTGGATTTTCAACAGGACCTTTAACAGTTGGTCCAATAATAGCAGCACCGGCTTGTACAGGTTGTCCTGTTAAAAAGGTATTGTCTATTTCACTAATTGCTACTCCAGGAGAAGATGTAAATTTTGCCATTTTATCTTTTTATTATAAATATTAATTTTTTTCTTAAAATCTATTACTAAGCAGGAAAAGTAGCTCCTGTAGGTAATATATTAAAGTCTAATATGATGAATTCAACTGTTCGAGTTGGTTGTAAATAAATTTGACCTATTAATTGGTTATTATCTATTGTATTAGGGGTATTATTAGATTCATCCATTACTACTCTAAATGATGTTAATCCTTGTCTTTGTTGAACAGAAGATAGATATGGGTTGACTTGAGATAAAAAATTATTTCTTGTTGTTACTGTGTTTTGTTCAAATACTAAAGTATCTGCTACTTGAGAAATGTAGTTTTTCAATTCAATCAATAAACGTCTTACATTTACACGATCTAATGCACTTTTTTTCTTTTGTAATGTTTTTTGTCCAAATACTACTACACCCGTGTTTGGGAAAGTCGCAATTGAATTAACATTATTTTCGTAAAGTAAATCTCTGTTTCCTTGAGTTAAGTTACGCTCTGCTCTAATAACCGTAGGCATTGTTCCACGATTAACTCCAGCAGGAGCAAACCAAGGTTCTGCAATATTGTCATTAAATGCATAAACACCTGGTATCATAGTTGAAGCAGGTACCCAAACTTGTCTTCCTGAATCTGGGTCAATGGTTTGGACCCAAGGCCAATACGCCGCAGCATATGAAGTATCATATGTTAGGGCATTTGTTGTTACAGGCAGTATATTTGAATTATATCCCACTAAATCTAATACAGTCATTGAATCTCCCCTATCTTGTACTGTTGAAACTAACTGTGAAATTACCGAAACATGAGATGGGTAATTTATTCCATCAGCAATTAAACCAGGAGTTGTAATTAGATTATATTGGTAAGCGTCTTGGTTAGCTAGTAAAGAAATTGATTCAGTATAAGCAGCTGCTGATAGTCCTTGGATGTTTGTATTTGATATATTTTCATAATACGCACCTGCTATTCCAGTAGGGATATTTTTTCCTTGGGCTCCATCAAATACACCTAAAGATGTTATTGGAAGTGAACTAGTATATTGTGGTCTTGGGTTTCCTGTGTTATCAAAATAATTTGGAGTAGTTAAATTTACTTGTTTAACACGTACATATCTAGATTGATTTCTATATTCACCATTCAATTTAACATAGTATTCACCGTTATCTTGTTGAACGGATTCGTATTGATTTCCAATTACTCGTTCAATATAGTTTGAAGAAAACGGATCAAGTGAAAGATTTGACCATGTTTCTAAAACAGATGGTGAATTCGTTGAATCATTCCCTTGACGGATAAGTAAAGTAAATGTTCCATTTGTTGGGTTTGGAGAAACAATCTGCCATCTAAAGTTATCTGCAGTACCATTTTCTAAAGTACCATTTGAATATAAAGAACCTGAGCTATTCATCATTTCACCTTCAGATAAGGTTTCTAAAACAAATACATCAGAATTAGATCCTCCACTATAATATACTGTAGTACTTCCAGAAACATAAAAATATGAATTTCCAGCAAGACCATTTGGGTTTAATGAAGTTAAAATTAGATTTGGAGCAGAATATGAAGATGTTGAATCTATAGTTATATTACCATTAATTGAAGCCGTAGCATTATTAAACACATCTAAAGTAGATGAGCCTGAAAGTAAGATATTTACACCATTGATAGAGGCAGAAAATGCTAAAGATGCAGCATTAGTTAAATCAAGTGTAGCAGAAGCAGATGTAGCTGCTACAGATGATGGAATAACTGAAGATGTTGCAGGTGAAAATGTTCCACTTACTACACGAGTTACTAATAATGTATTTCCACCATTATTAAAATAATTATATGCTGAAATGGAAGTAAGGTATGAATATGTTTGGCTACCACTTAAAAAGGTAGAACCAAATTTATTTAAATAATCACTATAAGTTGTACATAATACAGGAATCCCTACTTTACCTTTAACAGTTGGCCCAACAATAGCAGCACCTGCTTGTATGGGGGTTTCGGTGATAAATGATTGATCGTTTTCTATGGCTAATACACCAGGTGATACAATAGTTTCAGGCATAATAAATTATTTTATTATAAATATGGTATAAAACATCCCTAGATTAATCTATTTTAGTAATTTCACCCGTTTCTGGGTTAATTGAGGATTTCCCATATTTGTCAGATATAGATTTGGTAAATTCTATTTCTTGGTTGGTTAAAGTTTTTAAATATTCTTTGGCATTGTTAGAACGGTCTTCTAATTGAAGTTTTATTAGTTCTATTTCACCTAATTCTAAAATTAAGGATTGTGTTCCATTTTGAATGGATTTAATTGTTTGTAACTCTTCTTCAGTTAAAAACTGTTTTTCTGTAACTATTGACATATTATATAATTTAAATTGATTTATAATTTACGAAAGAGAACCTGATCTCCAATTACCTGCCATCCAGACATAAAATAAATGGTTGCCAGATACTGTAGCAAATACCATTTCTCCATCTGTTCCTGTCCATCCGGGAGAAGTTGATTGTGTAGTTGGTAAAATAACTGAACCTAATGAAGTAACTTTAAATGCATCTTTACGTGCAACATCTGAGGTACCATTTCCTACAATCATCAAAGAAGTACTATCACCTTGGGTATTATATGTGCCTTGAACATGTTGGAATGAACCCGATGCTATAGTACCTATCCCTTCAGCATGAGACCCTGAGCCAAGGGCTAAGGTTTGTTTGCCTTCAGCATGTGAAAATAATCCTTCAGATATAGAACCTGAACCTTCAGCATGTGAAAATAATCCTTTTGAGATAGTTTGAAGACCTTCAGCATGTGAAAAAGAACCTGAAGAAAATGTTCTGTATCCTTCAGCATGTGATGCACCTATAATTATCCCACCAATAAAAAGATCACCTGATGCTGTGGTTGAAAAACCTTCAGCATGGGAAAAATTACCCCCACTAATAGGTGTATTAGTTCCAGATCCTTCAGTATGTGATCCTATCCCATTAGTTTCTGTAAAATAACCTTCAGCGTGAGATATAGCCCCAAAAGCTCTAGTAAATCCTCCTTCAGCATGAGCTGATCCATATATTGGGTTTCCTCCTCCTGTTGATATTCCTGAGGCTGTTGTGTAATATCCTTCAGCATGGTCTCCAAGTCCTATAGCTAAAGTATAAATACCTTCAGCATGAGAAAAAGACCCGGATGCTACTGTAGCAAACCCCTCAGCATGTGAATACCCTATATACCCTGGTAAAAATCCTAAATCTGTACCATCTGCTATGCATGCTAAACCTTCAGCATGTGATCCTGTTTTTAATGCTTGAGAGCCTGAACCTTGAGCATGGGACCATAAACCGGATGCTATAACTTCTGGTCCTTGTTCTAAACTTTCAGATAAATAATTAAATTTAAATGAATTAGTAGCTCCAAAGTTACCATTATCATTATATTGGATTTCATAGTTATTACCTGCAGGAGTTCCTCC